AATAATAATGCTTCTGCTTCTCTTCTTCTAATTAAACCATCAGAAACTTTTCCAGATACTTTATTCCATCTCTTCATTTGATGTGGAACTTCTTCATACACTCCATTATTTAAGACCTTGAGCATAGTTGATGTAGCTAATGCATTGCCACCTAGATTGAATGTCCATGAAACAATTGAGTCAAACTGATTTTGTTGTAGTGGCACATCAACATAAGTATTTACATATTTTTCATAAGTTTTGAGTTCGTGAGCTAACAAATCCTCTGCTTCTTGTAAGGTAATTTTCACACCCTCTTTTACAGGAGTTCCGTTCTTAAGTTTTAGACTCCCATAACCAATAGTCCATTTTTTTGCAGCACACTGATAGCTTACTGCCATATCATCTTCTGTTGGACACCCTTCAAACTTTTTGATTAATGCTATGCCTTCTTGTGATGTTTCCATATTAGTAATCTCCCCAGACTTTACTTTTCTTTCCACCCCAGTATTCAACTGCATGACCTTCTTTGATAAGCATTTTGCAAATATCTTCATTATCGTTAGTGTAAGGGATTGCAAGGATTCTTCCAAACTTCCCACGACCTAAAGATTTTATTTTAAGTCTCTCACCACAAAGTTCGGTCAGTCTTGCTTTTGCTTGTAGACCTAGTTTCTTTTCTGCTAAGTCTCTAGTTCTGGATTCAGGAGTGTCTATCCCTGCCAACCTGCAGCGTTGTTTTTTCAGAAATACATTGAATCCCAAATCCAGAGTTACATCAATGGTATCGCCATCAACAACTCTCTCTAAAATTGCATTATAAACAAATGGCTCAACTGATGCTGACATATAAATTTATTGTTTTGCTTTGCCTATATTAAGAGCAAGAAGCTCAATCAATTTATATAGTTTTGCGATCATTTGATCATCTTTGGGTGTGGGTGTTAATGCACAGATGATTGATGCTCCACATACAACCCCTGTGATTATTCCTAACCATTCTCCTATCATTCCCAACATATCGTCCTCCTCTATATTGAAAGTCTAAAGTCTAGCATATTATTCTTCTTCTTCAGAATTTATTTCATCATCATATTCTCTATAAAACTCTATGATTGAAAGTGTATCTCTTATATATCTTTTAACTTCTGCCATATTCATAGATAAATTTTCATAGTCTTTAGATGTTAAAGAATAGTATGCAGTTTCAGGTGCAGAGCCACTGTCAACCTGATTGAGATATTCTTGCATTAGTTCTGGAGTTAATATTTCCCAATCAATATCCACTAATTGAACTTCCATCGGAAGTGGAGGATGATACATTGGCATCGGCTCTGCGATTGTTACAACTTCAACAGGTTTACTTTGTATTAAGGGGAACGAAGTACATCCTGTTAGAGATATAACAAAAAAACTAAGTATTATTTTCTTCATTTGTTTCATCAAATTGATTGGGGTTTGTAAGTGCAATAAGTTCGTCTTTGACTTTCTTAGTGCCTTTATTAACTATGTTTTCAATAAGTTTCGGTTTGGCAAGTGCTAAATTATCAAGATCATGTTTTGCAAAAGTGTTCTTGAGTTTATTGACCTCTCTTTGTGCTTCTTGATTTTTTGCTGTAAGTGTATTGATTTGTTCTTGGGTTTTTTGTTGCTTTTCTAAATGTTGTTTTATCTTGGCGTTTTGCTCTGCTATTTGTGTTTGTAAGATTTGAGCATTAGCTTTGAGTGTGGATATGTTATCTTGCAGTCGGTCTATATACCAAGCTGAACCTGCTATGCTTGAAAGCAGTAATCCACCTAGTATTAGATTGAGCTTGAGTCCCACGTATACACCTGTAATTTTTCTTTTTTACCTTTTGCCTTTATAGGTTTTAAAGGTATTAAATCAAATTCTATAGCATTTTCAGTAGTTTCACCAATTAGCAAGTCAACTCCTGCATCTTTTGTACCACTTTCCAGTCTTGCAGCAACATTAACTGCATCACCGATTGCTGTGTAATCAAACCTATCTTGACTGCCACAATTTCCTAGCAAAACATCACCACTGTTAATTCCTATGCCTATTTGAACAGGAGCTAAACCTTTTGCTTCTAGTTCTTTGTTAAGTTCTTCCATGTTGTTTTGTATATCAATAGCACAAGCAAGTGCTTTGGTTTCATGATGTTCTAAATCAAGGGGTGCATTAAATATAGCCATCATTGCATCTCCAATATATTTATCAACCATACCACCATTTTTTTGTACTGCTTTTTGTTGTGCAGTAAGTGCTTTGTTCATTATGTAAGTAACTTGTTCTGGTTTTAAGGTTTCTGACAGAGAGGTGAATCCCCTAACGTCTGTGAAAAGCATGGTGCAATATTTTCTCTCACCACCTAGTTTCAATAGGTCAGGATTGTTTTGCAGTTGCTTTACTTGTCTTGGGTCTAGGTAATGTTCAAACTGTTTCTTTATTTGTTGTCTAAGTTTGTATTGTTCTCTGAAGCGTAAATAAAAAGCTATTGCACTGGTTATAAATTGAGAGATCAAAGTCCAAGAGACATCAATGAGAAGACCTTTTTGAATCATTGCATATCCACCAGAAGCCACAGAAAGCATTAAAAAAGCACCTATACCTAATCCCCAAGTTACCCCAAAAGAAGTCAATACAAGCCAAGAGAGAGCCACAAAAAGCACAAATATAGCTATTTCTAAGCCAAAACCCCAGTCTGGGACACTTGGAGAGTCTGGTATTAAAATTGATTCAGCTAGAGCAGTTTGTATTTTATGAGGTTCTAGTAATCCAACAGGTGTTGCGATTTGTGGCATGATGCCACTTGCAGTAAAACCGACAAAAACATATCTGCCCTCAACATCCATTTCTTGCAAAGTTGTTTGTTTGGTATCAACCCAAGAAATCCACTTACGCCCTAGACTATCTGTTTTTACAGGAGCTAATCCTTGCACAGTAATCTCTTCAATACCAATATCACTGGTCTTTATAATGTAAGTGCTATTTCCTGCAAGAACCTTCATCACCTCAGTTCCGTAAGCAGAAACAAACCCATCAGGTGTTTGCATAAGTAAAGGTATTCTCCTTACTAAGTTATCAACCTCTGTTGGTGCTATAGCTATGCCTTGATTGGAACAGTTTTTTAAGATGTCTATATTTTGTACGACTCCTGTTGAAGGTATTCCTGCAGTTTTATTATTCCCTAAAATGACAGTTCCAGAAGTTTCAGGAAAGTTACCACTGCCATCCTCAAACATACCGATAACAGAACCACCATAACAGAGAGCTTCAGCAAAAAATTCATCACCACCTAATCTATCTGGTTGTGGAAAAGCTAATACCCAACCGACACCTAAAGCTCCTCTTTGTAGAAGCTCTATATGAATCTCTGCAAGTCTTTGTCTAGGTAGTGGATACCCACCCTCTCTTGCAACATCTTCCTCTGTAATATTTAGGATTGTGAAAAAACCTGACTCGTCATACTGTTTTACAAAAGCATCAAAAGTTCTTAGCTTTATAACTTCGGTGAATGTTGTTTGTAATAAAAGAGGTGTAATTAATATTGGAAGAATTATGAATATTAATTTTTTCATGTTATATTTGGACTGATCTTTATTAAAGATTTTTTCATTTATTTTGGGTGGTGTCAAAGTTCATAAACCTCAGAAATCGTATTTAAGCACCACCCACCTCCATCAATTTTCTTGTCTAATTCTAATCACACTACTGTTACCACCATTAATTTTTATAGTTCTTGAAACTCCATCTTGGATAATAATAACTGTATAACTATCATCAGAATCTATATCTACTCTTGCTGTGCTATTTACACTTCTTAAAATTGTAAGTTTTTCTCCTGTTATAAAAGTTGTTATTTGGGTATCTAGGTCTTGACCAAATTTAGTTCCAGATAATTGAACAGAGCCTACATCAGCTTGTAGTTGGTCTTGTTCTTCTTGTATTTCTAATTCATCTAAGATATCTAATAGGTCTTCCAAAAAGTTTACATCTAAATAATTTATATCTAGTTCTGTAAATTCAAGCTCAGACTCATTATCTAAAAAGTCTTCTTCTAAATAATCTATATCAAGATCATTAAAATCAAGAATACTTTTTGATTGGGTGATTACTTCTTCTTGCTCTAATACTTTTTCGTCTGGTGGTGAGACTATCAAAATATTATCTATCAAGTCTAAAGATAAATCTAAAACCACTGGTTTACTCGGTGCATTTTCAAACACGGAAACTGTGGTTGCTTCAAAGGGTTTATTAAGTATGACACTTCCTGTTGCAGTTATGACCTCAATTTCTCCACTAGATAATCCATACTTATCTGGCAAAAGAATGATTAAACTTTCACCTAGCTCATTTACTGTTGCTGTGAAGTCTGTGCCACGAATAGCAATATTTGCTGTGGGTGTCTTAAGAGATATATTTTGTTTGTTGAGTTTATTTACATTCCCAGAAATAAATCTGGTTGTGCCAAGAGCAAAGGTAAGAGCCATTTTAGACTTTGCAGGATTTGGGTTATAAATATATTCATTTATTAAGAGTTGACTATGTTCAGTTAGTCTTACAATAGAATCATCTAGGAACGTAATAGCCATACGTCCATTTGATGTTATGGCTTCATCATTGCTTTGTATATCAAAATCTACAAAAGCATCTAAGGGTTCATCCCTTACTATTTGTGCGTTACCTCTTAGCTCAGAGATATCTCCAATATTAGCATCCTGTACTTGTGCCTTGATCGTTTTGGACGATACAGATACTGCTATTAGAAGTGTTAGTAATAAGTTTGAGATAATCCCTTGCAAGTGTAGATGATTGCGTAATATCAATATCATTTGAACTTCCGTCTAAGTCTAAGTAAAAATATCCAGAATCAGCAGATGTTGTTCCAGAATACCCACTAGCTGTAAAATCTATTGCGTTGGAACTTCCGTTGATATCAAGATAATTAATAGCGTTTTCATAATCAATATCAAAATTAAGAATATTGCTATCTCCAAGAATTATCCAGTCTAAATCAAGATAAGAAGAATCAGCATTTTCTGCTATAGCTAAATCAAATTCATTGCTTCCACCTGTGACATCAATATTTAGATTTACATAATCAGCACTTATAAGACCTGTGCTATTCATTAATATATCCATAATATTACTGTCACCATCAAACTCAAAA